GCTACTGAAATGGCAACAAGAGGTCTTCAAGGACACTCATCGTTTTAAAGTGGTTGCAGCAGGGCGTCGCTGTGGGAAGTCTAGGCTTTCTGCGGTGACCCTGCTCATTGAAGCTCTTAACTGTCCTGAAGGTTCAGCTGTGATGTACATAGCCCCTACCTTAGGACAAGCTAGGACTATTATGTGGGACTTACTGAATGACTTAGGTAGACCTGTCATCAAGTCAGCCCACGTGAACAACTTGGAGATTACCCTTGTCAATAATCGTAAGATACTCGTTAGAGGCGCTGATAATCCTGATAGTCTCCGTGGTGTGTCTCTCACTTATGTAGTCCTTGACGAGTGTGCCTTTATCAAGGAAGACGTATGGCAGAAGATCATCCGAGCTTCCCTGTCTGACAAGAAAGGTAGAGCTTTATTTATTTCTACCCCTAGTGGACGTAACTGGTTCTACGATGTCTATAAGTTAGGCTTAGGTGAGTCTGAACGCGGAGAAGATGAGGAGTGGAAGGCATGGCACTACACTACCAAGGACAACGAGACTATCGATCCTAAGGAAATTGAAGCTGCTGAGAGAACTCTAAGCTCCTTTGCCTTTAAGCAGGAATACCTGTCTAGTTTCGATAACGCAGGTCAGGATGTCTTCAAAGAAGATTGGATTAAGTACAGCCCTGAACCAGCTTACGGTTCTTACGTGATAGCTATCGACTTAGCTGGTTTCGAGGATGTCTCTAAGAATGCTGGAGCATCTAAGAAAAGACTAGACGAATCAGCTATCTCAATCGTTAAGGTAGAGGACAACGGTAACTGGTGGGTAAAAGACATTATCCATGGTCGTTGGGACATTAGAGAGACTGCCTCCAAGATTCTCTTAGCTGTACGAGACTATCAACCTATCGCAGTAGGTATTGAGCGTGGAGCATTGAAGAACGCTGTACAGCCTTATCTGAATGACTTGATGAGGAAGAACAACGTCTACTGTCACATCACAGACCTGACACACGGGAACAGAAAGAAGACAGATAGGGTTGTTTGGTCTTTACAGGGTAGGTTTGAACACGGTAGGATCTCCTTGAATGAGGACAACAAGAAGGAACGCTGGAAAGACTTTGTTGACCAGTTCCTTATGTTCCCTACAGCAGGGGTACACGACGACTTAATTGACTCATTGTCTTACATCGACCAGTTAGCTGTTACTAGCTACCAGACTGACTACGATGACGATGAATACGAAACTTTAGATGTAATTAGTGGTTACTAGGTATTGACAAAGTAAACAAAATAGTGTAGAGTCACGTTTAATTATTAAATAGAAATAACTAATATACAATGGAAAATACAAAAGCTCCAGAGTTTGAAGAGCCTACAGAGTCCGATAAGGACTTGGTAAGCTACGTTACAGGTCATTGCGATAGCTGGCGTGATTGGCGTAACAGCAACTACCTTGAACTGTGGGATGAATACGAGCGTATCTTCCGTGGTGTATGGGCTTCTGAAGACAAGACTCGTGACTCTGAGCGCTCACGTATCATCTCCCCTGCTACTCAGCAAGCTGTCGAGACTCGTCACGCTGAGATCATGGAAGCTATCTTCGGTCAAGGTGACTTCTTCGACATCGAAGATGACGTTCAAGACGTTAACGGTAACGACATTGATGTGTCCCTAATTAAAGCTCAGTTGGCTGATGACTTTAAGAAGGACAAGATCCGTAAAGCTGTAGACCAGATTGAGTTGATGGCTGAGATCTACGGTACAGGTATCGGTGAGATCGTAGTCAAGACTGAGAAAGAGTACGTTCCAGCTACTCAGGCTATCCCCGGTGTTATCGGTCAAGCCGCTATCGGTGTTCAAGAGAAAGACCGTACAGCTGTTAAGATCATCCCTGTCAACCCTAAGAACTTCCTGTTTGACCCTAACGGTACATCCATTGATGACTGCCTTGGCGTAGCAGTTGAGAAGTACGTAGGCTTGCACAAGATTGTCAAAGGTATCGAAGACGGTATCTATCGTAAGGTCAACATTGGCCCTATGTACGACACTGAGGACTTGGAAGTTACCCAAGAAGACTCTCAGTTCCAGACTGACAAAGTTAAGCTCTTGACCTACTACGGTCTAGTCCCACGTGAGTACCTCACTGATATGGGCGACACAGAAGAGCTGATGGACTTGTTCCCTGAAGAGAGCGATGCTGACGAGTACACTGACTTGGTTGAAGCCATTGTCGTTATCGCTAACGATTCCTTGCTCTTGAAGGCTGAAGAGAATCCTTACATGATGAAGGATCGTCCTGTTATCGCTTATCAAGACGATACAGTGCCTAACCGTCTGTTAGGTCGTGGTACGGTCGAGAAGGCCTACAACATGCAAAAGGCTATTGATGCCCAGATGCGTAGCCACATGGACTCTCTGGCGCTCACTACAGCTCCTATGATCGGCATTGACGCTACTCGTCTGCCTCGTGGTGCTAAGTTTGAAGTCAAGCCCGGTAAAGCTATCCTCACAAACGGCAATCCTAACGAGATTCTCCAGCCCTTTAAGTTCGGTGTCACAGACGGTAACAACCTTCAGACAGCCCAAGCTTTCGAGCGTATGCTTTTGCAAGCTACAGGTACTCTGGACTCTCAAGGCATGGTATCTAACGTGTCTCGTGACGCTGGTGGTGCTGGTATGTCAGCCGCTATGGGAGCAATCATCAAGAAGTACAAACGTACCTTGACTAACTTCCAAGAAGATTTCCTGATTCCTTTCATCAAGAAGGCAGTCTTCCGCTACATGCAGTTCGATCCTGAGCGTTATCCTTCAGTTGACATGAACTTCATGCCTACAGCTACCTTGGGTATCATGGCTCGTGAGTACGAACAACAACAGTTTATCGCTTTGTTGCAGACTCTAGGCCCAAATACCCCTGTTTTGCCTGTAATCTTGAAGGGTATCGTCCAGAACAGCTCTCTGACTAACCGTTACGAGATGATGGCTGCTTTGGATAAGATGTCTCAACCCGATCCTCAGCAACAACAAACTCAAATGATGCAACAACAGCTTGCTTTGCAGACAGCACAGGCTCAGTTGGCTCTGGTACAGGCTCAAACAGCTGAAAAGGCTGCTAATGCACAGCAGACACAGGTGGAAACACAGATGATGCCTGAGGAAATGCGTGTTAAGGTTGTTCAAGCAGCATCTAATAACCTCGACCGTGGCGATGACTTCGGTAAACGCTTGCAACTTGCTGATCGTATCCTCAAAGAGAAGGATATTAACCTCAAAGCAGCCGATATTGCCTCTAATGAGCGCATCGCTGTGATGCAAATGCAAAATAGAGCTAAAAAAGTTTAAAAAAGTGTTGACATTTACTAAAAAGTAATGTAGTATCTCGGTATTGATAAATACATTAGAAAGTTCTCCTTCTTATGGACAAAGAACTACAAAAATTTTACGAAGAAGCATTCTCTATGATGTCCACCTTAGGGTGGAAAGACCTCATGGAGGACATTCAAAAGGTTAAAACCAATTATAACGATTTATCAACTGTCACGGACACACAAGAACTTCATTTCCGTAAAGGACAGCTTGACATCTTAAATTGGCTTTTAGGGCTGAAAAGCTCGTATGAGAAGACTTACGAAGATCTTCAAACAGCGGAGGAGGACATTTAATTATGGCTCGTCGCATATTTGAGTTTCTCTGTGAGAATTCCCATAAAACCGAGGCTTTCATTGACGCTGAAGAATTCACAATGCTCTGCAAGGAGTGTGGTTCAGAAGCTAAGCGAATAGTCTCTGCTCCTATGATGAAGTTAGAAGGCATTACAGGCTCTTTTCCAAGTGCCTATGACGCATGGGAGCGAAAACACGCTGAAAAGCTTGTTCAAGAAAGAAAACAAAACTCATAAGCCATATTAAAAGGCCGAGAAGTAGTTTCTATTTTTAAATTATATCCTAGAACCGTTATACCGGCAGGAAAGGAAATCGATATGTTAGTAGATGACAACGAAGAGTTGAGCACGGGTAGTGAACTTGAAGCTGTAGAGATGCAGCAGACAGCACAGCAAACTCAAGAACAACAGCAACCATCATCTTTTGAAGTCCCCGAAAAATACAAGGGCAAGACAGCGGAAGATATCATTAAGATGCACCAAGAGGCTGAAAAGCTCATTGGTAAGCAAGCTCAAGAGGTTGGTGAGGTTCGTAAGTTAGCTGATGAACTCCTGAAGCAAAGCCTCGCATCAAATAAGACTCAGCATATTGAGCCACAAGAGCCTGAAATTGACTTTTTTGAAGATCCCAAGAAAGCAATTCAAAAGGAACTGTCATCTCACCCTGATGTTATTGCCGCTCGTGAAGCTGCAATGCAATTCAAGAAGATGCAGATTCAGCAGAAGTTGAATTCAGATCACCCTGATTTCACACAAGTTGTACAAGATCCTGAGTTCGTTAACTGGGTAAAATCTTCACCCGTTCGCATGGGCTTGTACGCTAAAGCAGATGCTGAATTTGATTACGACAGTGCCAATGAGTTGTTGTCTACATTCAAACAGATCAAGTCTATCAAAGCACAAGAGACTAAAGCAGCTGGAGAAGTTGCCCGTCAAACTGCAATGAAGGCTGCTGGAGTAGATGTAGGCGGTACTGGTGAATCCTCTAAGAAGGTTTATCGACGGGCTGATCTGATCCGTCTACGTATGACTGATCCTGCTCGATACGAAGCTCTGTCTGACGACATTATGAGAGCGTATCAAGAGGGTCGTGTTAAATAAGTTTTATTTTTAATATTATCTAGGAGCTTTAAAAATGGCCGCTACTTTTGCAGCAACCAATGCTGTTACCGTTTCCAACGCTGATGCGTTTATCCCCGAGATTTGGTCTGATGAGATCGTTGCAGCATACAAGAAAAACTTGGTTGCAGCTAACCTCATCAAGAAAATGTCTCACCGTGGCAAGAAAGGTGACACCGTTCACATTCCTAGCCCATCACGTGGTTCTGCCTCTGCCAAGACTGCTGCTAACGCAGTGACCTTGATCGCTAACACAGACACCGATATTCCAGTGTACATCAACAAACACTACGAATATAGCCGTTTGATCGAAGACATCGTTGCTACTCAAGCATTGAACAGCTTGCGTTCTTTCTACACTGAAGACGCTGGCTACGCTTTGGGTAAGCAAGTTGACACCGACATCATCCGTTTGGGTGGCTACGTGAACAGCGGTACTGGCGGTACTTACGCTGGTGCTTTCATCGGTTCTGATGGTACTACTGCCTATAGCACTTCTACTGACAACCAAGCTGCTTTGACTGATGCTGCTATCCGCCGCACTATCCAGCGTTTGGATGACGTGGACACCCCTATGGACGGTCGTTTCTTCATCATTCCCCCTTCAAGCCGCAACACTTTGATGGGTTTGGCTCGTTACACTGAGCAAGCCTTCGTTGGTGAAGCTGGTCAAGGTAACACCATCCGTAACGGTGAAGTGGGTAGCTTGTATGGCGTGTCTGTGTTTGTTACTAGCAACGCTGACACTCCTAACGACGCTCAAGACGGTTCCGGTACAGCTCAATCAGCACGTGTTGCTTTGATGGGCCACCGTGATGCCTTCGTGTTGGTGGAGCAAATGGGTGTGCGTTCGCAGACTCAATACCAACAACAGTTCCTCGCTAACTTGTTCACTGCTGATACTCTGTACGGCGTGGCTGAGTTGCGTAACGACGG